ATCAGATGCAAGTGTTGTTGATAGAGTAGTCGTTGCGATACCTGAAGCGGTTCCGCCAAAGTTAGCTGTTCCCCATCCATATCCCCCTAATTGTTGATTAGGGCCAACATGATAATAAGGACTACCCGTCGCACTTCCTACATTGCTAGTGCTTCCCGTGGTTTCATTAGCAGCCATCGTTAATTCAATAGTAGTGGTAGTTGGAACCTGTGTAGCCTCAAAGACTTTATCTTCAAAATCTGTGGTTTGAAAACTAGATCCCGTAAGTGTAGTTACACTACTAAAAGTTATAATATCTCCTTCCACCATACCATGTGCAGATGGAAATGTTACTGTAACAGTAGGCTGTCCACTAGTGGTTGAAAAGTTACAACTAGCAATTGAAGTTCTTAATGGTGTGATGTCATAGTAAGAACCAGCATAATAAATATAAAGAATTTTACTTGTTCCAATAGCAGAATACTTTACTCCAGCGTTATTATCAAAGTGATGAATAGCTCTAGCAGGACCGGTTAATTTATCCGCTCCGAGTTGGTCCCATCCGCCTATTTTTTCTGGAGTTCCATATCTAAATCTGACATTATCACCCCCAAACCATTGCCCCTCGGCCCCAGTTTCAGTAACTTGTTTGTTAAATCCGGGTAAAAAACCTAATTTTTGTAACATAATATCCTGTTATATACACTTTTAAAGAATGTGATAGTATCAATATTACAGGAGATTTTCAACAAAAGAACGCCAGCTTGTGGCCAGATATTTATCTGGGTTTTACTTATTTGAATAAATAGTATATATTAATTTTTTATAAAAAGACAATGAATAACTTTGAAAGACAAAGACCCGAGCTAGAAAAATGGGGGGTAGGCTGCTTTGACAATGTTCCTCAAGGCGTACTGGATTATTTAAGAAACAATATTGACAAAAATATACCTAAACAACAAAATTTAGCGGGTCATTTAAAAGACGAATTTGGGTATAAAAATTGGCCTAAAGAGGTAGAAGAATATTTAATGCAATGCGCAGGTCAAAGAAGTTTTTTAATAGAATACGCTAACACTATAAAAAACTTAGATGTAGACGTCCCTTTTTTTCTTGCAGATTTATGGGTTAATTTACAAAAGAAACACGAATTTAACCCCATTCATACACATTCAGGTGTATGGTCTTTTATAATACCTCTTCAAATCCCATATAAATTAGAAGATGAAGATAAAATATTTCCTGATCACGGTAATAGAAAATCGTGCACGTCAAGATTAACGTTTGTAGTTAATAATAATCTTGGAACTATCAATTCTATCGAAGTAGATATGGACCAAAGTTATGTTGATAAACTATTAATTTTTCCTGCTAAATTAAATCACTTAGTTTACCCCTTTTTTACAAGCGATGGGATTAGAATTACTGTGTCCGGTAATATATCTTTAAGAGCTTCTCAACCCATTACAAAAGACTCAGAGTTTAAACAGATTGAAGTCTAAATTTTTATCTAATTTATTCCAAAAATAAGGAATGAATGGAAAAGAAATTAAATGGTATTCTGTACTATTTAAATTAGCTTTTATAGATTTTACTGTTTCACTCCAAAGTATAGAAGATTCAAGACCTTCTCTAGTTATACTTTTAGCATGATCCCAAAACTTAGATTTATAAATAGAACCACCATGATAAATATAACATATAAAATTTTCATATGCTTTAGTAATTATTCTTAATTCATTATTAACTTCATCTTGAGACTTGTGACCATAAATATAATCAAAGAAGGATCTATTTATATTGTCATACACCACCCCAGATAAGGCTTCTAAAGGTTCATAAAAAATAGCTCGGTTACCGTTTTTAATAATTCTACCTTTTAAAAAATCTTTAGCTCTATAAGGTTTAAAATTAAATTCACTTAACTCCTCCTTATTTATTTTTTTATTTAATATTTTTTCTAAGTCTATCGTGGCTTCTTCGTCAGACGTAATAGTGCTGTTAAACAAATAGCCCCATCCCTGTCTACTAGATAAAGGAATTCCAAACATCCACCCATTTGGATGGGCTAAATGATGTGTAAAATTCCAATCACCTGGTTTATTAATAGAATGAACTAAAGCTTTATTTAAAGGTAGGGCGTTACATAAATGATAGTCATCATAAGATTCTGGCCATCCTCTGCAATCAATAACATAATCAAAATTATGATTATTGATATTTACACCATCTGTTTTTTCTACCATGTTAACAACGTTTTCTTCTATTATTGTAAACCTGTCTCCGTATATTTTTTTACATTCTTCAAAAACAAATGATTGTAGTTTAAAATTATTAAAATGAAGAGCGTATTGATTAGGTAATATTGGGCTGTAAAAAGATTTTTCTCTCCAATTCTTGTAATAAACAGAATATTTTAATGTACAGTCTAACTTATCACCATCTAAACTAGGGTTAAATTTAATAGCTTCCCATAATAACTGAGGAAGTTGGACATTACTACTCTCACCAATACCCAATATTTTTTTATTAGGGTCATAAATACAGCTTACTTCTGCATCAGTGTATCTTAAAAAATGACATACGGACATTACTCCTACAGTGCCACTACCAATTACACCCAGTTTCATATAATATTACAGCTTATCACAGTACGCTCTATAGTTTGATTTACATCGGTAGCATGTAATAACCAGCTAGGAAAAACATATAAAGTTTTAGTAGCAGGAATAAATTTTACCCATTCATAACCATATTCAGTAGACCATGTATTCATAGTATTTTGAAGAACATATGAGTTAGGATTAAAGACCTGTAGCTGAGAGCTTTTTTCATCAGTTTTTAGATAAAGCGCCGCTGACAATGTAGATAAAGGATGAGAGTGTTTTACAACACTGCTCTCTTTATCTTCTATATTAAACCAAGAGTTATCCATTATTTTTTTAATTTCATAACCACCATGTTTTGCATATAGCTCCGCAGCATCTAAAATTTTTTCTTTTAAAAGAGTTTGTTTTGTTTCTGACAGAAAACATTGAAGACTATGGGAAGACATACCTTTAGTAAGAGCTTTATTTTTATCTAACCAATGTTTATTATGTTCAATAATAGTAAGAGCTTCTGCACATTCTTCATCAGATAAAAAATTAGGTACTTCTAAAAGTAGGGTAGGAAATAATTTATGAATACGATTTACTTTCATATATTTCTTGTTCTTGAAGGAAGACCTAAATGGACCCTGCTATCATATATATTTTGTTTACCTTGTGTAGCCACATTATTATAGTGTAAAAAAACTTGTACACAATTTTTCCCCTCAAACGCTTCTCGCCAGTGTTCAAATATACAGCCCGAATAAATTAACATATCGCCTGGAGATAAACTAACTTTAACCCCTTCATTATTACTAGATGATGTAATATCTTTTCCATCTGGAACACCTACATTTTTATTGGGTTCTAAAAAAATAGGCCATTCATCCCCACCTAAATTTAATGTTGTAGATATCTCACAACTAGGTCTATCTTTGTGCCTTTTTAAAACATCCCCTGTCTTATATACTCGTGCATAAGAATAGGTTGGCACTAATTCTAATCCTGTTTCTTTTTGCATTAAGGGAAGTAATTTTTCTAATAAAGTTTCCATTGCAACATCCGCATAATGAGAATAGGTTTTAGGGATTTGTGCATCATGCCAATGGCCCCACTCTTCTACAAAAGGTGATATATATTTTTGCGCAAATAAAGTTGTTGCTACTTTTCGTTTTAACAAAAAATAACTAGAGACAAAATCTGCTAATTCTGGTGATATTGCTGATTTAATTATGCTGTATTTTTTTTCTTTAAAACTCATACGAACGGTTTCCCTAAATGCCACATAACTAAAGAATTTCTTGTTCCTTTAGTGACTGGTTTAACACGATGCCATAAAAAAGATGGGAAAACCACGATACTTCCTTTACCCATAACTTCCGTACATGGATGTATAATAGTGGGGTCGTCATTATTTCTAAATTGAAATTCTAACTCTCCTCCTTCATATTCAGAAGGGTCGGTTAAAGAACAAATAGTACTTAATTTTCTAACCTTACCTTCATAATTAACTCCCTTATCTTTTGAGTATCCTTTGTCCCATGAATCACAGTGCCAATCGTAGTGTTGGTTTAATTTATAATTAGTAAACTGAGCCGCTTCAGAAAAATCCCATTCAAAATTCCAGTTTGCATTTCTATTTGATGCATGTACATAGGGATGAATTTCATCGTAAATCCATTTTTCAGATAACCAGGTTATGTGTGAATTTCTTTTTTGGTGTAATTTTTTAAGCGCATCTTCATCTAAAGGTTGCTCAGGAGTAGGTATCGGTGTCCCTCCTACGATTGCTTTCACTTCTCTGTTTTCTTGAGATGCAAATTTTTTTACATGCTCAATAAAAGAATCAGATAAAACATTTTTCCAAAACCAATATTTAATATCAAGAACCATAACTGTATAGCTATGTATACAATTAATAGTTATTTAAAGCAAGTTTAGATTAAAGGCTGTTGCCTGTTGCTGACCAAGAATCACTAGAAACGTCATAAACAAATTCAGCGCCCGCATTATCGTGTCCTAACCATCTTTGGTTATCTTCATCCCAACTAATAGCATATTCCTTAGTGCCGTCACCATATGTTATGGTAACAGGTTTAGTGACTGGTGGTTGCCAATCATTATTTTCATCTAATGTCCATGATGCAAAAGGTTGGAGTGTAGTAAATTCATCTTTAACTTGGTCATAGTTGCCATCAATTGATGCGTATTGTTTTCTAAAATTATTGTTGTAAGAAGTTTGTTTCCAATATGTGTCAGGGTAATTTCCCGCTTCATCTTTTTCCCAAAAAAGTACATTAGGACATTGAGGGGTATTATCTTTTACCCAGTTTTCTGCACTTACAGATAAATCGCCGCCATTAGCGTCTACGTCAGAATTATGTTTTACAACAACTCTTACAACCTTGTTATTATCTGTTCTAATTTCTGCAAAGTGTGCCATAATTATTTATCTCCTACGTCGGCCAAGTTCCTTCATTTTCATATTTAAGTACGTCTTTTATGCTCCAAACTCCAGAAGCTGAAACTAATGTTACTGCATTTCTCTTAACTAATACTACTCCTGATCCGCCTGCTCCTCCGGTTCCGTTAAACGCAGATCCGCCGCCTCCGCCGCCACCAGTATTTGCTGTTGCTGCTGCTCCTGGTGTAGGTGAGTCTGAAGGTGTCGTTCCACCATTTCCTCCGCCATTTGCTCCTGTTCCACCAGGTCTTCCTGCTGATCCATGGCCGCCGCCTCCGCCGCCGCCTGCTCTAGAAGTTCCGTCAAGGGGTGGTGAAGCTGCTCCTGGACCGCCTGGTCTTCCGCCTGCTCCTGGAGGGCCGTTTCCGCCTGCTCCGGCTCCGCCTGCTCCTCCGCCATCAGTTGAAGTTCCTGCTGTATAAGTTCCTGAACCATCGTCAGATTGAGGAGGTGATCCTCCCGGCACTGATAAAGGTGAGGCCGCTCCAAAAGTTGAAGCTGATCCTATAGCAGCTGCTCCTCCACCGCCACCAATTGTGACTGGTATTGCTGAAGCTGGTATTGGGTGAGCTGGTGTAAATAAATAATTTCCTCCACCGCCACCACTTCCAATGTTGTTTCCTCCACCTCTTCCTCCTGAGATGATTAAAACTTCCGCCGTCATTGCTGGCTGTGCTGCTGCTGGTACTCCAGTAGCAGTATAAGTTCCGTCGCCTGTAATAGTAGTTACAGTTGATGCAGGAGTTGTTGAATTGATTGGATCGTTTGCTGGTCCTATAATTCCGCCATTAGACATAATCTAGACCTCCTACGCGTCGTTTAATATTTCATAGTTAACAGTGATAACAGCATCTGAGTTAGCGCTTGCTCCCGCTTCAAGATTGTCACCTTCTTCTAAATAAAGAGCTGTGTTTTTATCCACAACTACTAAAGTTGCATCTGCAGGTACAGAAACTGTACTTGCAATTGCTATAGGTGATCCACCACTTTTAGTTATGAAAACTGAAACGTCTACTGCTGATGATCCATCAATGTTTGCTATTATAATACTATTTATTTTAACAAGTGTATCTGAAGCAGCTGCTATAATTTCATTAGTTAAAGTAGTAGTCAATGCTTCTTGTACCGATTCACCTGTTATCGATGTTACGTTTACTAGATTTGGGTTTGCCATAGTTTATTTTCTCCTGTTTGTTTCTTATCCGAAAACCAGTGCCATTGCAATAGCTTTTCCTACTGTTGCTGCTGCATTTCCATTAATTTGTACTGTACCGGTTCCTTTTGGAACTAAATTTATACCTACGTTAGTTTCACCAGACGCTGTAAAGCTAGGGGCATTCCCAGTAGCCGCGTTAGCGTATGTTAATTCGTTAACCGCTGAACTTGTCGCAGTTAATAAAAATAACTCGTTTCCGTTAGTATCTAAAATAGAAGTTCCTATTTTAGGTGCAGTTAGTGTTTTATTAGTTAAAGTTTGTGTTCCAGTTAATGTTACATCTCCAGCCGGTAGTTCAAGTATGTCTGGATTAGTTCCATCATTTGCAGTAGCGAATACAACTTTAGTTTCTCCACTACCTACCGCTACACTATTACCGGATCCAGAAACATATTTAAAAGTTACTGTTTGTGATCCACCTGTTGAATTTTTTAAAAAATAAAATGTTTGAACATCTTTAGGTATTGTTACATTTCTTCCAGCAGAAATAGTTCCTGTAAACTCGATCATTCTGTGTGCAAGAGTTGCACCAGTTGAACCATCTGATACAGATAAATCAGTGTCTCCTGAGTCAGAAACAGCTTGTTGTGTAAACCCACCTGCAATTTGTTCAACAATTTGTAAATTAGTATTAGTTATATCTCCCCATTGGCCGGCTTTTTCGCCAGTTACCATAAGTTCTACACCAAGACCGGTATATGATGATGCCATAATTTTTTTCTCCTATTACGATGCTATAGTTACGTCTGTATAAGATGTATTTCCTGTAATGTCAACATCAGAAAAAGATGTGTTTCCTGTAATGTCAACATCTAGGTATCCTATTACTCCAAATCCTACAGTATTTAAACTAGCAGTAAATGTTTGACCAGTCAACCCTATAGTCATTTGTGTAGGACCAATTGTTCCTACACCTGCCACAAAGGTCTGTCCAGTTAATCCGATGGCCATTTCTGTAGGAGAAATGGATCCTACATCAGCTGCAAAAGTAACACCTGAAATATCTACAATTTGTGCGTCGGATGTTTCTAAAGTCCCTAATTCAGCCGCAAAAGTAACACCACTTATTCCTACTACATCAGCAGGAGAAATAGCTCCAACCCCAGCTGCAGTTGTTAAACTTGCTAAACCTTGTACATGATCAGATCCATTATTTATATTTAATGTTCCTAATCCAGTGCCCATGGTTACACCACTGACACCAAAAATCATGTCGTAATTTAGGGTTGGTGTACCTAGTTCAGCAGTAGTATCTAAACCGCTAATTCCAATTATACTTTC